CCTAACCAAGTAAATCGTTCTTGATCTTCTTTTAATTGTGTTAAATATGTAGAGTTTAATTGTTCAATAATATTAGTTAACGCTTTGTTAATTTGTCTTTGGTTATCTTCACTGTATTCTTTTTTAGGTTCTGGTAATCTTACTACTATCTTTGCCATTAACCTCTCCTTCCGTCTGGTTGTAGGTCAACTTGAAACGTACCAAATCTCCACGATTCGCCGGCCCCTGTATTTTCTATTTTAATATTTGCATAACGTCCTCTAGCTCTTGTGTCAACTTGAGTTGTACTAGATGTAATAGTAAAAGGACTTAAAGCAGTGGCAGAACTTGAGTCTGCAGGAAAATCTTTTACAGATATAGTTACTTGGTTATTACCTACTAACACTTTAAAGTTTGGTAAAAATCTACGCATAGCTAAAAAGACTTCACTTTGATCTTTTTGTAAAGAAAAACTAAATGATCTTACAAAAGAAGTTAAAGCTGTTGTACTACCATCTGGATTAACTTGATCTGTTCCTATTTCGTGTTCAAAAAATACTGTCTGACCTAATCCGGTCTCACCTTGAATAACAGGAAACGTTCCTGTAGCTGTACTGTTATATGCAGTTGCATAAGGTTTTGGATATACTAATGAATCAATCCAAGTTGTTCTTATAGAATTTGTATTTGTACCTGTATACCAATTACCCATAGCTAAATTAGAATTATCTTGACCGTAATTATAAACTACATATCTATCATTAAAAGTAGAATTAGCTGTTGGATACCACCACACAACTTCTGTAAATAGATTGTTTATACCTGCACAAACTTGTTGACCTTTTGTAGTATCAATATCATCGTAAATAAAATCTTCAACAGAACAAGGTAATGTATTAACCGTACCATCAAAAGAGAAAAAACCATTATTACCCATCCAGTATGCAACACCATCAATTTCAATAGCTGAATTCTTACCAATCAATCCACAGTTTGTACCAACCTGTTCAAAACCAAATGTAAATGGTGCACCTACAAATTTCATTGCATACAATGCATTATCAGTCCAAACTAGAATGTTTTCTTTTGCAACTAATGATCCCATAATTTTTGTGCCATCTTGTAATCTTTGTGTACCAGCTGTGTTAGTTGCCTCTGGTGTATAATTATTTATATCTTCATCAACAGAGAATCTTATAAGCATATCATCTTGTGTTGTAGGTGAACCTATTGTTACTTCAGTTCCAAAATGAATTAAGTGACGTGTTGTTGGTGAAATAAGTGTTACTCTAGTTGCAGTTGGATTATTTGTAGTTTCAAATCCAGATGTAGATGTAGATGCTCTAACTCCTGTAGGATTAGCAGCTCCTGCATTCCAAGTAAATGTTTTACCATTTGCAATTGTTGCAACTAATACTTCACCAAAATTACTTAAAGACCAAAGTCCTGGTTCAAGAGTTACTGTTGATGCCTGTACTGCGCTACCAAATCCTGTAAAATTAGTTGCGTTTTGAACAACAGCATTTGTACTGTGGGCTTGACCGTTTGATGTACCAGCAGTTGCTGTGCCGTTTGCACCTCTAGTAATACCTAAAAATTGTGTAGAACTTTTTGAAGTATATGTAATCAATTCACTATCCACTAAAATTGTACCTGCAGAATCAAAACCAGTAGTTGAGTCTACTGTAACCGCGGTCCCCGCTCCACCTGTACCAGCAGTGTCTGCATTTAGTGATCCATCTAATTCTGTTTGTGAAACACCTGTAATTGTTCCACCATAATTTCCAATACCAAAACCATAACCATAAGATTGTGCCGCTGGACCAATTACTTCATAAGGAGTAATAGTTACTGATCCACCACTTGATGCTGAACCTGCAGTAGCTGCTTGAATAGTTAAAGTTGTAGAAGTTGGGACTGATAAAACTTGAAAGTTTATATCATTAAAAGTTGCTGTTGTTACACCTGTTGTACCACCTGGTAAAGTTGTTGCGCTTAATCTAATTATGTCTCCTACAGCAATTCCGTGGTCCGCTGATGTTGTTAATGTTACAGTTGTTGTTCCATTAAAAGTAAAAGTTGCACCTGTAATTGCAGTTGCAAGAGGTGTTATGTCAAATAGCTGACCTTCAAAATATAAAAGTAAAAATTTATCTGTGCCAAGAGCAACATATCTATTGCCATCAGTATCAACAAAAGCGTGTTGTTTTCTGGCTACACCTACAATTGTATCTGTTAAAAGAGATTGCCAACCACCTACTTTTTCTGGTAGGCCATATCTAAATCTTACGTTATCTGAATCTACTATGATGTTACGTTGTATACGTATTGCCAACCTTTGGTTGCGTTAGTGTATCTTAATTTAATCGATTGATTATTAGTAACTAATTCTAAATTAGATGCAGCGCCTCTTATTGGTTGACTGTTTCTGTTTATAGTTACTTTGTTAGTAGCAAAACCTCCACTGGGAGATACATCCATAAAACTAACCTCATCGCCTATAGTTGGTGAAGCTGGTAATGTAATTGTAACTTGAGCTGCTTGTGTATCTATTAATAAATTATCACCAGCTACTGCTGTGTATGCAGTAATAGAACTAGATGTAATTGCAAAATTACCTTTTTGTAAAATATCTAATCTAGCATCTGTACCATTAGAATGAATTAACATTGTTGATCCAACAGGAACAGCTATTGGACTTGAAGATCCTGCTGTTTTAATACTTAGTGTGTATTTGTTTGTTGTAGTTCTATCTGTTGCATCTTGAATAACATATAGTCTTGTAGCTGTACCACCTGTTGTTGATGCAGGTATAATTAAGCTATTGTTGCCAGCCATTGTGCCAGTTAATCTTAAATATATATTTTTACCATCAGATGTTGCACCGTCTGATAAAAGTAAAGTAACATCTGATCCTGATGTCATAGCTACATCAACTACACCTGTAGTTGATTGTTGTAAAATTTGTAAGTTAGTATTAGTAATTGTACCCCATAGACCAGCTTTTTCACCGGTTGCTACTAATTCTAATGCTAGATCTGTTGAAAATGTTGA